AAAGTTGAAACCATTGTGAAAGTTTGCGTACTTTTGTGGTCGGCAACACTTTTATCCCTTTCATACTATGAACCGCCTTCTGGCAAAAAAATTGTAGATTTTGACCCGACATTTATTGCTTCGATTTTTTCAGCTTCTACTGCATCACTAGGTTTTCAGATAAAGAAGAAAAAAGATACTATAGTAGATAATAAGAACCCTAAAGTTGCGAACAAATGAAAAAGCTAATTCCTCTTTTACTCCTTGTATCCGCACCAGCTTATGCGGACATGACTCACAATATATCTTCGAGTGTAAAGTTTGAATCTCTATCGGCTGCAAGTACGGCAGATAAGATCGGATCTAGTTACAGCATAAGCGGTAACAATGTAACAACTGTGGACTCAAATTCAGCAGCTACGATAGGCGGTTTCGGATCTGTGACTTCTGGGGTTCCGAGTATTTCGTTTCCTTCAGCAACGCAAGCGACCAGTGGCGAAGCCTTCAGCTTTTCTACTAGCTATTTGGAAGGAGATGCCACACCAGGTAGTGCAGTTACAGTTGGTACTGTACCAAACTTTAGTGACCTTACATCTACAAGTGCAGGAAGTGTAGGAACAGCAGCAGTAGCAATAGATAATCACACTATTACGATGACACCAGGAACAGGAACGGGTATTGTGATGACAGGTCAGTTTGTCGTTGATCTTACTATCGAATGAGGAGGCTACTTCTTCTTGGCTTTGTTATATCTGCTCCTTGTTACGCTGTGCCAGTTATTCCTAATTTTACTCAAGGGTCGAGCACCAGCCGAACCGAAACTACCACAAATATTACAGAGACTATACGA